TGCAAGGTAAGTAACTGACTTACATATACGTTTTTAAGAGGAGCAATTGACGCTCCTCTTTTTTTGTATTATAATTAGTGAGAAAGAGAAAGTAATGAACAAAGCAAAACTAAAAGTTTTAGTTAGAGCTCTTAAAGAGATTGTGGATGAACTGGAGTCGGAGATTTACTCTGATCTACAGGCATACACTGATAATGACTTCTCTTCACCAGATGTTTCATACGATGAGGTTTTTGAAGACGATGACGGTTAAACTGATTAGTGTTACACCTGATGCAGAAAAGACGATGGCATATGTTGCTAGAGTCTCTAACCCAAAGAACCAGAACAATGAAAAGTTTGCTGGTCTATTAAGTTATTGTATCAAGCACGGTCATTGGAGTGTCTTTGAGCAAGCATATATGACGTTGGAGATTAATACTACTAGAGGATTAGCAGCACAGATACTACGTCATAGATCATTTACTTATCAGGAATTCTCACAGAGATATGCTGATACTAATTTGTTGAGTGAAACAATTCCTCTTCCTAAACTCAGAAGACAGGATGTAAAGAATCGTCAGAACTCTACTGATGATGTAGAAGATTGGGTAGTTCAGAAATATAATATTTTAATGGAGGAGCACTTTAAAGATTCTATGAACCTTTATAATAAGATGCTTGACGATGGTATAGCAAAAGAGTGTGCAAGGTTTGTACTTCCTCTTTCTACACCAACGAGAATTTATATGACTGGTTCATGTCGTTCTTGGATACACTATATAAATTTACGCTCTGCACATGGAACACAAAAAGAGCACATGGAAATTGCAGAGCAATGTATGAAGGTATTCATTGAACAGTTTCCTGCAGTCTCTGAAGCCCTTGCTTGGGTCTAAATAAAACTACACATTATTTTACTATGCCAACATATCCTGTAAAAAATAAAGAGACTGGAGAGGAGAAAGAACTCTCTATGACTATGAAAGAATATGCACAATGGAAAGAAGATAATCCAGATTGGGATAAGGATTGGTCAAAAGGATGTGCTACCGCGTCAAATGAATTTAGATGGACAGGTGAAGCGAATTCTAGTGGATGGAATGAGGTTCTTGATAGAGCATCGAAACAACCAGGTGCTAACGTTCGTAAAAATCGCGATTATAGTTTCTAAGTATGCCACGTAAAAAGAAAGCTGATCAACCAATTGGGGTCGGGATGACCGCGAAGCAGATGAAGAGAAAGAAACCTATTAATACTGATATGATGAGGGACATTGAACCCCTCACAGATAACCAGAGAATTCTCTATAATGCATATGAGGAAGATAAAAATCTCATAGCATATGGTGTTGCTGGTACAGGTAAGACTTTTATTACTCTTTATAATGCACTATGTGATGTCTTGAATCCAGAGACACCTTATGAGAAGATCTATATTGTAAGGTCATTGGTCTCTACAAGAGAGATTGGTTTCTTACCAGGAGATCATGAGGACAAGTCTTTCTTATACCAGATACCATATAAGAATATGGTAAAGTATATGTTTGAGATGCCTACAGAGGCAGACTTTGAGATGTTGTATGGTAATCTAAAAGCACAGGATACCATTGGGTTTTGGTCTACCAGTTTCATTCGTGGTACAACATTTGATAAAGCAATTATTATTGTTGATGAATTTCAGAACTTGAATTTTCATGAACTTGATAGTATAATGACTAGAGTTGGTGAGAGTTCTAAGATTATGTTCTGTGGTGATGCTACTCAATCTGATTTGGTTAAGACCAATGAGAGGAATGGTATCATAGACTTTATGAAAATTCTTCGCAACATGTCATCAGTTGATATTGTTGAGTTTGGAATAGAAGATATCGTTCGTTCAGGATTAGTCAAAGAATACATTCTTACCAAGTTAGAAATGGGTATGTAATGTCCACAAAGATACATTATTTTGGAGTTGATACTCCTGGTGACTGTCTTGTTAAACAAAGAATTGATGAGCAGTATATCTATTCACAATGTCCTGTTGTTCATCATAAGAATAACAGGATATTTGTAGCACATTCTCCCATTGATTTTGAAGCAAAGGTTGATAGAACCTCAGAAGGAATTACTGTTAGGTCTGATAAACAAGAGTTATTAGAATATAATGATGATTATTTTTCTGCACCTAATCCAGTCCTTCAATTGAAATCTCCTATGTTTTTATTTTGGACAGAAGCAGATAACGTCTGGTTTGAATTTGATGCCCATCCTATGACTGCATTGAATAATAATTTCATTGCTGTTGGTGGTTGGTTTAATTTATCTAACTGGTCAAGAGCATCTAGTCTTGCAATGACTGTAGTTGATGAGACTAAACCAGTCATTATTAAGAGGGGTGATCCTGTTTGTAATATACGTTTTTACCCAACAGATAATTTAGATGATGGAGTTATTCTCAGGGAAGAGAAGAACTCTAAAGTGATTGAGAAAATTAAAACTAGGTATGCAAAGAAACAGAAGCAAGGTTGGAGTGATAAAAATTGGAAAGGAAAATTATTTACTAGAACAACTAGTGAAAGTAAATGTCCTGTAAGTTTTCTATTTGGGAAAACTAAAAAGAAGAAATCTAATCTTGGAACAGTGAGGGGATTTTAATGAATTTTATCCATGAAAATCATTTAGGTGATTTAGAACTAGAAAAGAAAGAAAAGAATGGGATTCGATTGTATAATCTCCCAGATGGTCGATGGGTTCCATCCATTACATCAGTAACATCTTTTTATAATAGACAGATCTTTGCTGATTGGAGAAAGAGAGTTGGTATAGAAGAAGCAAACCGTATTACAAGGAAGGCGACTGCCCGTGGAACAGATTTTCATGAAGCTGCTCAGGCATATTTGGAGAATAGAAATTTGGTGTGGGAGGATTACCTTCCTGCTACTAAGTTTATGTTCCATCATGCTACTCCATATCTGGATAAGATAAATAACATACACGCTATAGAGAGGACTCTTTACTCCGAATACTATGGTCTTGCGGGTAGAGTTGATTGTATCGCTGAGTATGATGGCGAACTAGCGGTCATAGATTTTAAAACTTCTGAAAAAATTAAACCTGAGAAGTGGTTGGAAAACTATTTCGTACAGGAAATGTTTTATGCAGCAGCGTACTATGAGTTGACTGAAATTCCCGTGAAAAAACTGATCACCATTATGGTTACACCTGGTGGTGAGGTAAAAGTATTTGACAAAAGAAACAAAGGGGATTATATTAAATTATTAGTACGTTATATAAAAGAATTTGTATCTTACAATACTGGGTCAAAGCATGGAGAATGAACTAGAAAAGGCATTCGAAGATAAGTTCTTTTGTCCTGCAAGGTTTGCACAAGAGATTGAAAGCATGGTGCAAACTCATGAGGACATGAATTATATTGATGCGATAGTTTCATTCTGTGAAATTAATTCTATTGATTTAGAGTCGGTTCCTAAACTTATCTCCAAACCCCTTAAAGAAAAAATTAAATACGAAGCACAAGAGTTAAACTTTTTAAAGAGAACTTCACGGGCTAAATTGGTTTTTTAATTCCAAAAAAGGGCGAAAAAATTCCCGCCAAAAAAATCACCCTATTACTTTTTTTATAATGAATCTTACAGGTGAATTAATGCATCGCAAACTTCAAGCGATATTAGAAGAACATAGTTTTCCTGACTTAGAATACCTTGGTGAACGTCCTAGTTATAAAACAGGAGAAGATGTTCCTTGGTATCGTATAGGAGGAGCAGAGGTTCCTGTTGATGCAATATCTACATTGGAGTGTGAAGAAGAGGAAGATGATGCCAGCTGATGCTTATAGATGTTACCTTGCGATGAAGAATCACTTCACTAAGGATAAGTATGATTATATAAAGTATAGAGGTAAGGTTAGGGCAACGAATGAGGCCTTTTATAAACGTAAAGATAGATTTTGGTTTGAAAAATTTGCACGACAGAAAAGTGATAAAGAAATAGAAGATTTTTTTGTTGCTAACTTTACATCTTGTCCTGATCCTGAGTCACTATGGATAGGAGAGATGATAAAGGAAGGAGAAGGTAGATATCAAGAGTGGCAGAAGAAAGTACAGTCATTATCTTATGTCTTTAAGGAAGATTCTGAGAAACTTTTTACTGATAATAAGGTTGATGATGTATTTGATTGTAGTAAAGGTCATCCTATAGTACTGAAGAAATTCTTGGGTGGGAATATAAGCTTGGAAACTTTGGTAATCTATGATAGAATACTTGGGTACATTAAAAACTTCGATAAGAAGTTACAAGA